CTCCCATCAGAATATTGAAAAACTGTCCTACCTGATTTATCTTTACCAGTTCTAACTACTCTTTTTTGTTGTGCTGGTGCTTTTTCTTCTGTTTTTCTTTCTACTGGAAAATTAGCATTTGACTTCATACCTTCTTCAGCTATTCTTCTAGCTTCAGCTTTTTGGGCAATAACTTCAGGTCCTTCACCAATTTGTGGGAAATATTTGTTAATTTCATTTTGCATTTCTTCTACGCCAATAACAGCTCCAGACTCTTTACGTAAGTTAGCTGTTACCCAGTTTTCTTGAGCTTGTCTATAAAGCTGCCTGTTAGGTGATTCTGCACTTCTTTTTGCAACTCCACCTATTATAGGCAATGATCCTGCAATCTCAGCACCAATTTCAGGTTTTCCAGCAACTTGTTCAACAGTTAATTGATTTCCATTAACGTCTAATATAGGTTTGCCTTTTGCATCTAAAGCAGGTTTATTAAATACTTTTGTAGCACCTTCCATACGTTTGAAGAATGTTCTAGCTTTTGATTGCTCTTCTGTTGGAGGTTTTGCATCTTTTTCAGGAAGATTAACATCGCCTTGAATAATATTACCACCCATATCTCTAACTGGATAACCAGGTATTTTTGGAATATAAACTAATTTTCCATTAACATCTCTTTGTGGTTCTCCATAAATATCTTTTAATCCTAACCCACCACCTGTTACTTTGTACTCTTGTATTGGTGCGCCAGTATCTTTGTTGATAAGAATTTTTTTGCCGCCTACATCAATAATTTCTGTATTAAGTTTTTGTTGTTTAGGGGATGTGTATACTGCTTCTCCTGTATTAACATCAACAACAACTCCGTCTACGACAGCAGTATCTCTTTTTTGTTGTTTTGTAGGTGACTGATAAACAACTTGACCTGCTCTATCTACTAAAGCACCATCTACATTGTATAATCTATCACTATCATCTCTTGATGCTAATAATTGTTGTCTATATAAGTTATTTAATGCAGTATCTACTGTGCCTTGAGATGCGCCCATACCACCTACATAAGCTCTAGCTAGATATGGTAATGGACTTCCTGCACCTAAATTTTTAGGGGTTGCTAAATAGTTAGCAGCAGTTCCAATAAGACCTGAAACCAATGCTTGATTACGTAGTGTTTTTTCTTGTTCTGTGTCTAAAATACCTGTAGGAATTGGTGTTCCAAAGATATTAATCCCACCTAAATAGTCTTGTATTGCCATGATTTATCCTATTAAAATTGGTCTACGTGGTAATTGCAACATGCTGTTAAACTGTGGGGTAGGTGTTGCGCCTTGATTACCCATAAGTTGTTGTGCGCTTAACATTGGAGATGGTTGTAATGGAGCTGCAGATGGATTTATTCTGTCATATACATTCATACCCAAGCCTACTGTTTGGAATGGATTAGACCTAACTGAATCTAAAACTGTATTACCCATTGTGTTAAATACGCTATTGCCAACTGGGTTTGTTAAATTCATAGCATCATCTAAGTATAGTAAAGGATTAGATGTTTGTGTAATACCAGTTCCTACATTACCTAATACATTAATACCTTGTCCACCTACTGGTAAACCTGTTCCACCTAAGCCAGAGCCAATACTATTAAAGTTAATACCACCTTTTGCAGCGCCACCAATATTACCTGCGCCACCCATAGCACCACCTAAATAGCTACCTGCACCACCTAATGCACCACCTACTGCTGCATTTCTTAATGAAGAACCTAGGCTTTTACCTCTGAGTAAAGATGTGCCACCACTTACACCTGCACCTATCATTGCTGCTGTTACTGGATCACTCATTATTTGCCTACCTTTCCTACTAAGTAGCATATTGGCTCTAAGATAGCACGATAAATCATGCCATAAGTATCTCTGTTTTTACCTCTTTTTTGTTTCCATATATCAGCAGTTCTATGTCTTGCGATATGCTCTAAAACACCCCTTAAAATGCGTTGTAGGGTATTCTTTTCACCTGCTTTGTAAGCATAGTTTACTAATGGCAAGAATAGTTTGTGATAACCTTTTTCGTATGCTGGGTCTAAGTCTTTAGATTGTGCTAACCAAATAGCGTTACGGAAACTACCAAATCCATATTCAGCATTCATAGCTGTACATACAATCTTGCCACCACCACTACCTGTTGTTGTTGATGTAGTGGTTAATGGTTGACCTGCAACTGTAGATGTAAATTGTGCAAGTCTTTGGTATGGTAAGTTTTGTTGGAAGTTAAAGCGATCAAGTTCTGCTTGTAGAGCTTGTTGAGCATAGTTTTCACGTGCTTGACCAGTTTGTAATAGTTGGTTAATAGGTTGAAAAGCTGCTTGTGCCATAGTAGGTGCATTTCTAGCTGCTTGTTCTTGTAAACCACGTTCTGCTGCATAGTTTTGATATGCTGCTGCACCTGCTTGGTTTGCTAAAGCATTAGCTAGATTTTGTTGTGATAATGATTCTAATTGTGTTTGTGCGCCTGAACCATAACGACCTGCTTGAGCTGCATTGCTACGTGTAGAACCAATAGCTTGTTGATATGCTTGTGTAGCTGCTTGTTGACCTGGTCTTAATGCTGCTTCTAAGAATGGATTAGCGCCTAAGTATGAACCACCTACAGCACCTTGTTGTTGTGCTAGAGCTTGGTTAATAAGAGGACTACCAGCTCTTGCTTGTTGTTCTGCCATAGTAAGTGCTGATTCTGTTTGTGCAGATGGGCTTACGTATGTTTGACCTTCATAGTATTTAGGTGTATATGTTTCGTATAGTCTTTGAGCTTCTGACAAACCTCTTTCAACATAAGGTCTCATAGACGGATCAATACCAGAAGTCGTAGTTTGTGACTGACCGCCACCTCCGCCACCACCGTAGAATGTAAAGTAATCACCTAATGCAGGTAATAACCATTTAAAATTCAGTAATTTCATATTTCTTCCTTAAAGTGTAAATTCCCATGTTGAAGGTTTTAAACCCATTTTGATAGCTTTTCTATCCCAACCACGTCTTTGAGATGTAAAAGTAATTTTTGTTTTACTGCCTTGTTTTGCTATTGCTTGAATTTCTTGCCATGCTTGTTGAAGTAAATCTTCATCATTTATAGATGACCATGCTGCCCATACATGAAGTGCATTTCCTATAGGCTGTAATACTACAAAACCATAAGGTTGATTATTAGTAATTGCTAAAAATGCCATAGATCTTTGTTCGTAACAGTCACAATAGACATCTTCTACAATCCATTCTGGACTGCCTTTACTTCTTATAATCTCTAAACCATGCTTGATAAACTGCCAATTAGCACGTAATTGGTCTTTAGGTATATAATGTAGAATCATCCTACTATTATATAACGATATACCTTATTCGTGCCTGTATTTGCAGGGTGACTAATGGTTGCAGTACCTTGAGATTGTGAGCTAATGTAAGGTTCTGTAAATAAGTTTGTGGTGTATGAATTAGCACTTAAATACTGAATAGTTACAATAACACTAGGTGTAACTGGTCTAGTAGGTGTAGTTTGTGCTGCTAAATGCTCTAAAGTCACATCTGTAGAACTAGTAGCCCATGCTAAACTTACATAATCATTTTTTGCTAGTTCTATGTTAAAATTTAATGATGCAATAAGGTGACCATCTGTTCCACCATGACTATTAGGTACAGAAAATTTACTGTTAGAACCTGCAACGTCTGAACCATTCTTTCTAAACCATACGTCTACGTCTTGTATTGCTACATTATCATTAGCAAACTGTAAACTAAACTGAACATTGTAAAGACCAGAATAATCTACTTTTACTTTATAACCATCTACAAGACTTGTTCCTAAAGCATAGTCTGTAGTATTAAGACTAATGTTTGCTGTAGCGGTTGTAGTCGCTATTGTTTGGTCTGTAGTATCTTGAAATGCACCGTATGGGAAGTATGTACTAGCTGCTGTTTGTGATAAAGGTTCTAATCCAATATATGAGTTATATCCTATACGTTCATCATTAATAGTAGTAGATACTGCACCACTAGCGACTAATGTAATTGTGCCGGTATTGTTAGACTTACCTTCTACAAGATTGTTTACAATTTCTGCTACACTTCTTGCATCACCACCTGTCCAAGGTAGTTTACGGTACATATCACTACGTGCCATTATCTTGTTCCTTGTTCAGAGTATTCTATATCCATTCCAATTGCAGAGAACCAATTAGCACCTGTAGGTGTTAAACTTACTCTATGATAACGACCTGCACTTCTTACAGAACATCTATCTTCTTGGTCTGTAGTTTTAGATGTAGAGTATGTAATAGTATCGTCTAACATTTTACGACTTGCTATTTGTATAGTAGCTGATCCATTATCTACAGATGGTCTAATAAGTGTTATTACAGAGTTATAACCATATTCTAGGTCATTAGTATTTAAAGTAGCTGTAGCATTTACACCTGTAAACGTTACAATCTTAGCTTCTCTTACACCGCCAAATAAGAACTTACCACCTTTATAAAGTCTATCATCTAGTGTAGTTGTGATAGTGTCTATTGTTTTAGATGCTGCTGCACTTGCTGCCATATCTATAGCAACACCTGTTCCTGATCCTACACCTGTAGCTGTGAATAATACGCCTACTGTGTTAGCAACTGCACCTATAAGTGTAAAGTCTGTAGTTCCTACTGTTCTAATCGTATATTGTTTACCTACTACAAATGAACCTGCTGTTACGTTATAAGCAGAGTCTAGTGCATCTAAAGATGTGCCTGAAGTAGCTAATGTAGACAAAAAGTTTACGTCTGTATCTGCTTCACACCATTTTTTAGTTTCATAGTTATAGATAAGTAATGAACGACCACCTGATACGTTAGTATAGTTCCAAATCACTAAATTACGTTCTGGGTCAACTGCTGCTGAAATAGTGTCAATATCGCCAATGTTAGCGTTAGTATAAAAGTATCTATCTACCTTTTCTGCACCAATACCAATGATGTTTTGACCATCACAAGAATAGAATCCATCATCTGATAGGAAGTATGTAATGCCACCATATTGTGCAATAGAACCACCTTCTACACAACCAATGTTTCTTGAAATCGTGTCAAATTGGAAGAATAATGGTGAGCCAATATATGACATACGTACAATGGCTTTTTCTAAAAATACAATACCAAATTCACCACCTGATATACCAGTAATGTCACCACCATCTGGAATATCTTGGAAATCTGATTGTGATGCAGCACCTGGTGTCCAGTCTGTAGGGTCATTAATATCACTCCAATTTACACGTGAAGGATATGTGCCTGCACCTATATTAGCACCTACTACAAAGTCACGAACTGCTGTAACATATTTAGCAACTGGAGCTGCTGCAGCTAAGTCTGCAAATAATGTAGATGAGTTTACATCATAATATTGTATCTTTTCAGAACCATTAGCAGCAAGTGCATAGTTACCGAATTGAACAAATTGCCATCTATTAATACCTGTATAGCCACCTGATTTAGATACATTATCTAGTGATAAGTCTGTACTATTTAGTTTATATAGTTTAGTAAGACCACCTGCAAATACAGATACGTCATTATCTACTTTAGTAGCATATACGTTAGTTAAGTTTTCAGATGCGTTACCTGAATAGTTTACTGCTGACTTAAATGGACCATATCCTACAGCTAAAGGAATGACATTATTAGCTTCTGATACTGCGTCTAGGATAGATGGTTGGTCAGGTAACCAATCTTTAAAAGCTATGCGTTGTATAGGCATATTAAGCCTTCATAATATAGCAAAGTGCGAAATACGGAGGTAAGTTAGCATTAGTGCCACTTGAACCTGTTGTGCTATTAGATACTGTGATGCCTGTCGTTGCAGAAGATGTACTGCCTGTACTAATGTTATATACTGGATTTGCATTAACATTTTGACCACCACCATAAACTTGAACTCCACCATGAGTGTGACCAGGATCAGTTACTGTTGCAGTATGGGTGTGGCTTACGACAATAGCATCTGCACTACCACCTGTTGCACCTACAGCATATGTAGATGTAGCACCTACTACAAAACGATTACGTAAGTCAGGTGTAGAATTTGTACCATCACATAATAACCATCCACTAGGAATAGATGCAGATGATCCTGACCATAACATAATCATACCAGCTACAAACGCATTACCCCATGTAGGAGTATTGCTACCACCTGCTGATAATAATACTTGACCTGAAGCTCCTGCTGTACCATCTAGTTTAAAACTACCTGTAACTTCTAATGTGCCAGATGATACTAATGTACCTGCTACTGTAAATGGATCACCACTTGTTCCTGCTTGTTGGTCTTTAAGTAAAGCCATAAGAGAACGTATAGCATTGTTTACGTTAGCTGGTGAACACCCTTCAGCAATATTGATATTAGTAATATCGGTATTATCTGCTGCGGTTGCACTAAATTCTGAAATCTTGGTTTTTGCCATTTTTTATCCTTGTCTGAGCCATATATCGTTGCTTGGTGTTACTTCTGTCCATAATTCTGATCCTGCTGTTACATCTGTCCATGTATCTGTAGATGGTGATATTGCTGACCATACGTCTGTAGATGGTGTTGCGTCTGTCCATATTTCTGTGCCTGGTGTAACTGGTGTCCAACCTTCGCCTTGTATAACACCTTTTGCTGTAACTGTGCCTACGCCTTCTACATAAGCAAAACCTGCTAATATAGCATTAGGACTTGCTGTAACATAAGCATAAGCATCTATATCTGCAACACCTGATACTACATAACCACCTAATGCTGTGACTGTGGCAATTCCTGTGATAGATGCACTATCAAATGTAATTCTGTTAGCGTCAGCAGTAACTGTGCCTGTAGCTGTAATACTTGCAGAGTCTGTTCTAGTTCTTTGTGCAGATGCTGTTACTGTAGCGTTAGCTGTAATAACACCGTTAGCAGAAAATATACTATTAGCGTTTGCTGTAACAGTAGCATTACCTGTGATAGAACCAATACCAAACTGTAATCTATTACCGTTAGCAGTAACTGTAGCGTTTGCTGAAATTGCACCACTACCAAATAATGTCGTATTGGCATTAGCACTTACTGTGGCAGTAACGTTTACATCTGCTATACCATAGATAAATGAGAATCCATCTACAGTTAGTATTGCAGAACATGAGATACTTGCAACACCTGTACGTTCTCTAGTAGCACTTGCTGATACTGTTCCTGTGCAGTTTACTACTGCATTACCAAATAGTAGTCTATTTCCGTTTGCTGTAACAGTAGCATTACCTGTGATAGCAGCACTAAATGGTAGTATTCTGTAACCTAGTGCAGTAACTGTAGCTGTTGCATTTACACTAGCTGAAGCTAGTAGTGTTTGTCCTCCTGCTAAAGAGCTAAATGGGCTTTGCGAAAAAGCACTTATGCCAAACATTTAGTTCTCCTTATACTGTTACTTCTTCCCAATTAGTAATAGATTCATTCCATTTATAAACTTTACCATCTGTAGGATAAACTACAGGTGATTCCCATAACCATGTTGAATTGTTTAGTGTCCATGATGGAAATGGTTGTGGTGCATAAAATACGTCATTAACAGAATCGTATGTATAACCCATACCGGCATAATTACCTCTTAAAGGTTTTCCTTCTGGATGTTGATTACCATGTGTGTTGTAAGATGTTTGTAACCAAGTACCAGGACTTGAATCTACAAATGTATCAAAGAATTCTTTTTCTGCAACGATAACTTGTGTAACTTTACCGTCAACTACTTTTGCAAAATGTGACATAATTTTTTCCTTATGCTGTGTATGTGCCAGAGGCTGTAAATGTTAATATTGTATTTGATCCTGATGTTGTAACTGTGGGAGAACCTGTTGTTGTGCCTGAATATGATGAAGTTGGAACACTTAATATGATTACGCCTGAACCACCAGATGTTCCATTAGTACCAAAATTAGATCCACCGCCTCCACCTCCAGTATTTGCAGTTCCTGCTGTTCCTGTTCCACTACTACTACCATTGCCTCCACCACCAGCGCCTCCAGTTCCTGCTGTTCCTCCTGAAGATCCTCCTCCACCACCGCCAGCTCTTGTTACAGATGAACCTGTTATGGAAGATGCAGTTCCTGCACCACCGTTACCTCCTAGTGCTGAACCTGGCGCTGTTTGTCCATTAGCACTTGAACCTCCACCACCGCCACCAGCGCCACTACCTCCAGTTTGTCCATTACCACCAGCATTTCCTTGACCTGATGTTCCTGATGCACCAGAACCACTATTTGCACCACCTCCACCTCCAGAACCACCAGAAGATGCGTTGGAATTATTATTTCCACCAGCACCGCCACCTATACTTGCAGTTAAACCTGTAAATGTTGAATTAGATCCATTTGTGGCAGCGCTTCCTCCTCCACCAACGGTAGCTGTATATACAGTTCCAACGTTTAAAGTTGTAGTGCCTGTAAGATATCCACCAGCTCCACCGCCACCACCTTGACTATTACCAGATCCACCACCACCGGCTACAATTAAATAAGAAACTGAATATGTAGTATTGACAAATGATCCAACCCAAAAATTACCGTTGTAAGACTCTATTTGCCCTAAAGTTGTGTTGTAACCTATTATACCTGTAGGTGGAGTTGTTGGTCTTGTTGCTGTTGTCCATACGCCATTAGTAGATGTCCAACCAGAACCATTATATATTTCAAAAGCAGATAAAGTTGTGTTATATCCAACTTGACCTGTACTAGGAGCAGACGGTCTTGTAGATGTTGTCCATGTAGCATTAGTTATGCCATTTGTGCCAGATATATTTACAGGCATTATACTTTTCCTTTATATATTAGACTCATGCTGTGTAGCTTCCTGATGCGTTAAATTGTAATATAGTATTAGAACCAGATGTAGTAACTGTAGGGCTACCTGTAGTTGTTCCTGAATAGTTTGCTGTAGGGACTGAAAGAATAACTACACCAGATCCACCTGCACCACCAGTAACTGTATTTCCTAATTGAGATGAACCACCACCTCCGCCACCTGTGTTTGCAGAACCAGCTGAACCTGCTCCAGCATTATTTGCACCATTACCACCACCACCTGATCCACCTGTACCAGCAGTATATGTTGAAAAAGCACCACCTCCACCACCACCAGCACGAGTTACTGATGAACCTGTTATAGAAGATGCAGTTCCTGCTCCTCCATTACCAGCTGCACTTGCAGTTGCATTAGCACCAACAGCACCAGCTCCGCCACCACCTCCACCACCAAAACTAGTAGAAGTAGTATCGCCTTGTCCACCATTATTTCCTTGACCTGATGTTCCACTGCCACCACTGGTACCTGAGACTCCTCCACCACCAGAACCACCATTACCTCCAGCACCATTTACATTATTACCACCACGACCACCTCCAGTTGAAGAAACTAAACTTCCTATGGATGATGTACCACCTTGAGTGCTTGCAGCACCACCAGCACCAACAGTAATTGTATAAACTGTACGAGGTGTTAAATATGTAGTTCCAGTTAAATATCCGCCAGCTCCACCGCCAGCACCTATATTAACTCCTGTTTGAGCTGTACCACCGCCTCCACCACCAGCAACTGATAAATAAGAAACAGCATATGGGATAGCATTATTAAATTGTACCCATGATGAACTAGTAGAATCATACCATTCAGGATAACCTATAGTTGAATTATATCTAATTTGTCCTGCTGTTGGACTAGCTGGTCTTTGTGCAGTAGTTCCTGAAGGAATATAAGCTCCACCTGTAGATGAATCAGCTATCACCATAGTCCCACTTGTAGTAGGTAATGTTAATACAGTTGTACCTGATACTGCTGGTGCATCTAGCGTTACTGAACCTGAAGTATCTCCGTTTAAGACTAATTTAGACATTTGTTACCTCTAAAGATTTTAACTCTTCTACTGTATTTGCTGTATCTACCAGTGTAGTAATATCACGAAGTCTTTGTTTTTCTGCAACGATAGCAGATGTGTCTGCACTTGACTCTAAAGCACGTTGAAACAATACATCTTGAGCTAATAGTAATGGTTCACGTTCTTGACGTAACCTATCTTTAGTAATTTCTTTAGCTTTATTTATATCAACAATTATTGCCATGTCCATGCGTTCCTAAATGTTCTATCTGTTGGTATATCTGATACATCTACAATGTGATATTCTTTACCTTGTGGTACATCTTTAGTAGCTAGTTCTTCAATAGTGTGTTCAGCCAAGTACTCAGGAGTTGGGATAATAATAGCCACGCCGCCTTCGTCTGTTGGGTAAATAATTCTTTTATCCATTGATTTCTCCTGATTAGCGGAATACGGCAACAGATTGGAAACTTGCATCATTTAATGTTCCATCAAAATTACCGTATCTAATTCTAACGGCACTTGTTGTTGGAGTTGTTTGTGCATTAGCAATCCAAGGAATAATGCCATCTGCATTTCCGTTAGAACCAGTTGATGTAACCGCATAATTTGCATCAACAAAAGCATTAGTAAAATTTATTGTGTAATCACCTGTTCCATTATCAGTAATAGAACTTACATTACCGCTAGCTCTAATTGCAGGAGTTCCTGTTCCGTTAAAGTTTACCCAAGCACGACATCCGTATGCTGTAGCTACTGAACCATAACCAGAGTTAAATTTAAAGTTTTGACTAGAATCAATACGAGCGCCTTCATTAAGCACTAAACCAGTATAAGTTGAAAATACTAAATCTGTTCTTGCATCAGATGATGCTATGTTAATTGCAGAAACTTTTGCTTGAGGTGCAGAGGGTGTAGAACCAGACCAATTACCAAACACAATATCTGCACTACTGTTTGTTGCTCCATTACTGTTTTTAATAAACTGTTGAACAGTTCCTGTTGAACTTCCAACAACATCAAGTTTACTTGCAGGACTAGTCGTACCAATCCCTACTCTTTGTGATGTATCTATAGTTAATGCTGTAGTTCCACTATTAGTTTGTAATACTAATGATCCACTATTATCAGGTTGTATTACTACACCATTAGTGGTAGTTGCATTTATAATTGAACTCATACTATTACCCATCTTGATGTACTTGGAACTGTAACTGTAACACCACCTGAAATTGTAATATCCCCTGCTTCTACAGAATTATATCCTGTAGGGAAAGTGTAAGATGTACCTATAGTTCCGTTATTTACATTAAGTCCGTTAGAAGCAGCAAACTGTGGTGCATAGGCTGTTCCAGTTTCGTCTTGATAAACAGCTTCTTCAGCAGGATAAGTTACAAATACGTTCTTTGTACCTGCACTAAAGTTTACTAAATTACCACTATTGCTAGACTCTAATACAGTAGTACGAGATAAAGTAGTGCCTGAAGATGTATAAGTACCTAGACCTACTTCCCATTCTGTACCACCTACAATAGCGTAGTAAGTAGTATTACCGTTACCGATAACAGAGAATGATTGGAAACCAGATACTGCACCACCAAGCGTAATAGTGCCTGTGCCTGTGGTGGTTGTACTTTCCTGTACCCTATCCTTAACAACTAAAGGCATGAATTATCCTTAAGCTAAAGTAACTGAAAGATTGCCTGTTGAAATCTTAAAGATGTCACCAGAGTCAATTGTTTTAGATGTATCTAAAGGTGTATGGTATAAAAGATTACCTGATGATAAAGCATCATTAATACCAATCCAACCTACTGTTCCCCATGAAGCTGTTGCTGTTGGGAAGGTAACGTCTGCATCATTTGTAGTTACACCGTTAGATGGTACTGCAAATGTAACTGCTGTTCTAGCGTATGACCCACCTGATACTTCTGTACCACTACCTGCATCTGTAGGGTCTGAAGTCCATAGTGATACGTAAACTGTTGCAACTGATGTATATGTTGTGTTTCTTAGAGTTGCATTAATAAGTGCATTCTCTAAAAAGTTACTCATTTCTGCCATGATGTTTTTCCTTTATAAATTATCGTGGTGTTACACTTAATGTTGTGTATGAATAGGTTTGTCCAAGATCGCTTTTCTTGATATTTGCAATTGCTCTATCATACAATGCTGACCATGTTGCAATTCTTGGGTCATTCATTAAGTATGGTTCTGCTTCTGCTAGAGTTGCGTAAAGTAAAGCGTCTGGGTAGTATGCTAAGAACAAGTTACTAGCTGTTGTGCTAGAGATAAATGTAGGTTGAGCATAGTATAAAATTTGAACTGTATATGATGTATCTTGGCTAGGTGCAAATTGGAACTCTGTACCTAACATTGTAAAGTAGTGTGAACGACCTGATAATGTTGTTTGACCATTACGGAAGAATAGATCAGGTGTTTGGAACTCTAATAGAATAGGAGGATTGCCTTGTAAGTGCATCTCTCTTAACTCTAAAAAATCAGATGGGAACGCTACTTTGTTATCACTTGGGCTAGTAGTCGCTACCTTTAACATTCTTTCTGTTCTTAAATCACGACTTAATCTTAACTGTGCTAACTGAACGAAGTCAGGTATAACACTTGTCAAGTCATTACGAGCTAAGTAGCTTTCTACTGTAGCTGTAAACGTGGTGTAGTTAGTTAATGCCATCTAATTGTCCTTTTAATCTTTCCCAGCATTTGTCCATTTCGTCTCTATGCCATTCAGCACTTGCTAATGAACGTAACCATTCAGCTCTATCTGGGTATTTTAAGTTTTCTATATCTTGAATTTTGTTTGAAATAGGTATCGCTGGACTATATTCTGAAACAATCACCGGAATACCATAAATACTTGCTTGTACATCTGCTACGCTACCAAAACTTACAACAACATGAGCATTTTTTACAGCTTGGTTAAAGTCACCTTCACCTTTACGCTTAACTATGATCTTGCGTTCTGTATATTTGCGTATTTCTTCTACAGTTTTATCTAACCAATCGTTTGCTTGATAGATATATGCTATTTTGTCAGCAGGTGGTAGTATAATTACATGTTCACCTGACCGATATTCTTTAGTTTCTGGTATTTCTCTATCTGAAGTGCGCCAATCTGTGCAATGATAGTTATTTACGCAGAATCTAGCCCAATTTAAATCTGTATTTCTGTTAAAATAACCATGATCTATAAGAATGTAGGGTATATTTTGCTTTCTACACTCCATTTGTATGTTATCAGCACCATGTAAATTGCCAACAACTACAGGAATAGACTTACCATCCCATTTTTTTGTTAAAGTACCCTTACAATGCGTTTGTAAGCGTTTTAAGACGTTATCTCTGCGTTCTATGCCACTCAGTATTAACTGCATCTAAAACCTGTTCTACGGTGATTGCTTTCGCTTTTAGAAGGCAATGTTTACATACGCTATTAAAAGTCCCACATGGCTCTGAACCGTCATGTATATTTCTATGGGTATCATATCCTAAGTGCCTTGGTGAACTAAATCCTGTCCAAATAACCACAGATGGTATGCCTAAAGCTGCTGCTGCATGATGTAAACCACCATCTGTCCCTACAAAAACACTAGCTTTGTTTAGTATAGCTAATGCTTCCCTGAATGTTTTTGTTTCTATCCAATCTGTATATCTTTTAGCAGTAACATCACCTACTTGTTTCCAAGGTAAGTCATGTTTTACTAATTCATCCCACTTATCCCATGATTTATTTACAGTATGAATATAAGTGCGTTTTACATTAGGCTCTATAAGTATAAAAGGTTCTTTTACTTTCTTATCTGCCCACATCTTTTCATCTTTAGATAAGTATATTTCACCAGGTTTAGGCTTATAGTTATCATTAAAGACTAGATGTCCGTCTTTAGAGCCATTTAGATAAGGTCTGTGATTAGGATAATTCTTTACCCATACCACATCTGTATCTGAATTAGATGCCATGCGAGGATTGTTAGCAAATACTTGATGATCGTAAAACATACTTACACCATTACCAATCTTGACTTTCTTTTTGGTCTTTTCGTTTGCTTCTTTGACTTCTGCTGAAGCCATGATCCAATCACCTAAGCCCATTATATTTGGGTAGCGACACTCTCTATGACTTCACGCCATGATCTGTCATCTTGGTAAATTAATCGCATAGAACGATACCAAGGCATGCTAGGTTGAGCATAACGCCATTGGTGATACTTAGGTACTAAACACCATGTTTTAACACCCATAGCACTAGCACAATGTTGAGCTGTAGTATTGACACCTAGAACCATATCTAGTTCAGCAATCATAGCTGCTGTATCATCATAATCTTTTGCGTCTGTTGCAAATTCAAAGTATTTTACGCCATCAATTTTGCGTTCTACGCTATAATCTAGGCTTACTAATTGTATATCTTTGCGTCTTAATAGTGGTTGTAAATCATCTTCTGTGAGCTTACGACCTTTAGCATTGGTAAGTTTAATGCCACCTTTTGTAGTTATACCTATGACTTTCTTTTTATAAGAGTCAAACAAAGCTCTCCACATAATACGTTTTTCAGGATCAGCTTTTAGATAAGGTGTGCCAGGAAAGTCTTTATTGTTATGTCTAAAGAACTCTGGTAATCCACCTACACCACATCTGTAATCAAATTCTTTATCTGCTATCCATTCAGGATGAGCTTCTTTACGAGTACCATGTACTTCTGCTTCAGGAAAACTACGTCTAAATAATGTTTCTAGTTTAGGGTCACAGTCTATATAAACTTTCTTACTAGCTTTAATAGCGTCAGGAATACATGAGCCATAAAATATTTCATCACCTAAACCTTGTTCGCCATAGATAACTAATGTTTTATCAGGTGTGCCATCCCATCTTACTTCGTTACCATATACCCATTCTTTACGGAACTTACCACCTAAAGACTTACCCCATTCTTTCCAGCCTTTATCATATTCACCTTTGGCTAGGTAGCTATGTGCTAGATTTAATTGTGCGTGTAAATCTGTAGGATTGCATTCTAAAGCCATCTTACATGACTTCTCTGCATCATCCCATTTAGACATCTGTACTAGCGTTGCTGCTGCATTAGAATAAGCTAAAGAGTAGCTAGGGTCTAGTTCTGCTGACTTTAAGAAGTATTGTATAGCTTCATCTGGCATATCCATTTCGTGAGTTGCACGACCTAGAGATGTCCATAATGCTTTGTTACCTGGTTGTTCTTGTAATGCTCTACGGAAGAATTGGTAAGCAAATGCTGGTTTATCGCCTTGTAACCAAATATAACCTAAAAAGTTTAGTGTAGCTGCATCATTAGGATATATCTCTAATACTGTGTAGATTAGAGGTAATGCTTCGTCATACGCTTCCTTAGTGATAAGGTCGTGTATAGCTAATTGTACTTCTTTTAATTCGTCTTTATCCATTACTTCTTATTTTTATCCATCTCTTTGATAACTTTATCTGAGACAACGTTACCAACAAATGTTCCTGAAGCTGATGCTAGAAAGCTAGTGCATCCTGTAAGTGTTAGTAAGAAACAAAAAAATATAATATATTTAGCCACGTTTAGTAGTCAGTTTTAAGTATGGATAGTTCTCGTTGATTTCTTTCATCAACTCTTTTGTTTGGTTAGGATTATATATATCTATCCCTTTTTGTTTTAGCTGCATTTCCACTACTGGTGGAATACTAGCAAAGTGCGCCCATTCTTGTTTAACGCCTTTATCCCATGTATCTGGGTTATCTCTTGCTTGTTTAATCTTGTCTAACATTCCACTTATATCTTGTGTAGAAGTTAGGTAATATGTATCTTTAGCTGGGTCGTAATCAAAGTACTGAGTTACACCTGTTACGCTATTGTGGTCAAATAATATTGGCATATATAAAAATACAAAGAGGGCGAATTAACACCCTCTATTGTATCATAACTACTTACTAAGCACCTACGTTTTGTACTTTAGCATGTGCATCTGGGTTTTGAACCACTAATGCGTATTCTGCTGTGAGTAACCATTTTGTGCTATCGCCAGTTTTAGCAAGTTCTTCTTTACTCATTGGGCGTAGTGAAGCTAAACCAACATAACCAGGATCAACGCAGAGAACAGCTTGATCTCTCATGAAACGGTCTAGTTTAACTGTGTGGTTACCGAAGTCTGAAACGTAAACGTCTGCAGCGCCAGTAATTGTTGCTTGTGTTGTACCTTGAACATTGTTGAACTTAGTAGCAATACCTGCAAAACCTGAGAAACGAGCTTTGTTAGTTGCTGACATAAGGATTAATGATGGTTCGCCACCATCTGTCCAAGCTAATTGTAATGCTGATTTTAGGTCTGCTTCAATAAATGTTACAGAAGTACCATCTGTTGGTGATGCTACTGTACCGTTTACGAAGCCAGGTGTTGTACCTGCTGTAGAACCTGTTGCAATTACTCGGTTAGTAATCCAAGATTCAATACCTGCTGTTGATCTAGCTGTTGCTGGACCACCTGCTGATGATGCTTGGTTACGTACGATTGCATATTCCATGTCACGTTTAAGTTCTTTACCAGCTTTCATAAGTTGGTAAGCAACTTCAGACTTACGACCATACTTACGTACTACGTCATATGTGTTTGAAATTTGAACTGTCTTGCGTGAGATTTGTGTGTAGTTACCTAATACTGTTGTAGCAGGTAATGTTGCGAATGAAGCGTCATCACCTTCAACAGATGTATTAGTACCAGCTGCTGCTAGTGCGTCTGTTTGCCATTGATGGTATGTTTGACCTGCTGTCATACGTTTTGCTAATGAAAGCAATGGTGTATCTTCTGGAGAAATATCAAAAATGATATCCTCAAATGATTCCGCTATACCTTTACCGGTGTAGCTATTGGTTGCTGATGCTGCCATGATTATGGTTTCCTTTGTAAATTAAAGCATGTTTTCTATGAGTTTTGCAGCCATATCTGATTTGCCTGTTTTACGTAATGATTCACGTAATTGACGAACATTAGAATTGGCTTCGGCTTTTGTATCTTTAGCTCCAGGTTTCACTACTGGTTTAGCGCTTGATACTTTTTTCTTTACAGTAGAATTTTGTTGTAGTTTGCGCCATTGCATAGCGTCATGCAATACCTTCACGTGACGAGGGTCAACAATTGCGTTGAGTTCTGCATCAGAAAAGCCATAATCCTTGCCAGTAGATAACAATGCTTGGTTAGTCTCAGGACTCCAATTTGGTATCTCTTTAGCTAGAATCTCTTTTCCTTTAGCTATCTTCTCAGCCATCAATTGCGTTTGCTTCTGAACGACTTCTTGCTTTTTGGCTTCAAACTGTGAAACGAGTTGACTACGTTCTTGCTGTAGTTGGTTATATGTAAAGAAAAGTTTTTGCGCTTCCACAAAGTCATTATCAGACAATTGTTGCCAATTCACGTTAGCATATTGGTTTAATTGTTGGTCTAATGATGTGATTTTTGCTACATCTTCTATTAACACATTGTTAAGTTGCATCTGTTCTTGAAAGGCTTGCTCTTGAGCTTTTATACTCTCAGCATACGCTTCTAGCTCTTTACGTTGTTCTGCTACTTGTTGTGTCTTTTGTGTGTAGTCTAAGCCTTGTTGTGCTAATGCTACGATTTCGTCTAGTGGCTTTTCAACTTCTTCACCATTAACTTTTAGCTTTAGGATAGCAGGAACTTCATCTTCTTCAGACTGTTCTACTTCCTCAGCTTCTGCTTCTGGTTCTTCTGTTGCTTCTTCTGATTCTACTTCTTCAGTAGCTTCAGCCTTAGCCTCTAGTGGTGCTTCTTCTTTCTCTTCAGGTGCTTCTGTTGGTTGCACATCAGATACAATATCATCACCTAGCATAGCCTCTAATCGGCTTTGTGGTGACTGTTCTACGACTTGGTCACTCATAATATTTTCCTTGAAATTAGACAATAAAAAAGACTCATA